ATGCCCTCCCTGTTCGATCCCCTGCGCGCCCTCCGGGAGCGGTTCTACGCGATCCCGACCATCGGGCGGGACGGGGGCCTCTTCCTGCGGTTTGACGGGCCGGTGCTGCCCCACCAGCGGCAGGAGGCCATGGCCTTGGTGCGGGAGCATGACGCGCTCCTCCGGCTCCAGGTGGCGAACAAGTAGATGGCGAAGTGGGTCTAGTCTTTTTCAACGCTAGGCTTGGGAAACATCAGGGTGACTGTTGTCAATCCGCTCTTTGATGTATCAAGAAATATGTTCCCGCCTTGCGCTTCAGTGAATAGCTTTGCAGAATATGTTCCAATGCCTGTTCCACTTGCTTTCCCCGAAGTGACATACTTATCAAAAAACACGCTCCGAATCGAATCTGGCACTTCGCCAGTATTTGAGACAGAAACCTCTTGCACCTCATTTGACTTTATCGTGACGCAGACTTCAGAATTATTTGGAGATGCTTCTATTGCGTTAAGAATTATGTTGCTCAAAACGCTAAACATGATGTCCTCATTACACATGCAAGGAATGTAGCATTCTTGACTGTTGTTTGGCATACTGCAAGTCGTCCGTATGGACACATTTTTTAATTTTGCTGTTGACTCCATGTGGCCAGCTACACCTATAACAATGCTGTACATATCAACCTTGTGCATTTTACAATTCAAGACGCCCCTGCTAATGTTGGCGCTGAGCAAGTGGATATCTAAAATCCTGAGCGCTCGTTGGGCACTGATCTTCAAAGAGCTTAGAAGCCCTGCCTGTTCTTCTGATAATGTCACATCTTCAATTATAACTTCTGGTATCTGCACAAGTGGAGCTATGCTATTCCTTATGTCGTGACACATGACATGCTCTTTGACGTCTTTATCTCTAAGCTTTTCTCTTAAGTACTCAATGACCAACTCTGCCTCCCTCGCCTTGCTAAAGATGCTTGCAGATTCAGCAAGTGCATTCTCCAGCGTCTTAATGATGTTTTTTGATGATTCTAGCTCTGTTAGTAGCGCCTCGTTTGTTAGTCTAGCAAGTTCTGCGTCCATGCTATTCTCCAGAGTTTCCATTATTTTCTCTTTACTCTTACCTCGGGTAAACGATTCTGGACAAGTGGAAATTTGGAATTTTCTCGCCCTACAACGAGTGCCGCACCGGGCAAGTTAAATGGCCACGAACGAAATAGCCCCGACTCATGGCCGGGGCTTCCCACTTCGCCTTGAAAAAGGCGTGACTTGGTTGAACGATTTTCGCACCTAAGCCGTGCTTCCGGCCTCGATCTCCCCCGCCGTCTCCCTGATCTGCCCGGCCAGTTCCTTGACCCTGGCCGTGTCGCCCTGCGCCGCCGCCTTCACGATCTCCACGAACTCTTCCGCCAGCGTGTCGAAGATGATGCTCATGTCCATGTGGATGCCCTCCGTGTTTTGCCTGGAGGGATACCACATGCGGGAGGGTGTGCAAGCATAAAAGCCGTATTATTCTAAGCAGAAAGCACGTGATGGCGGGCGATTCTGAGGGGAATGGGGGGGGGCAGAGCCGCCTTGAACCGGGCCGCCTTCGCCCCGGTGAAGCCCATACCCAGGAAGCTGAAGCCGTCGCGGGTCATCTCATACATGGGCTGAGACTTGCCCTGCTGGTTGAGGTAGGAGGACTCCGTAAAATTGCGGAGTCGAAACCCCTCAGAACATTCAAGGTTTTTAACTGCCCTGAGCAGGTCGTCGTGTCTCTTGTCGAAGTGCTTCGCCACCTCCCTGGAGGTGGTGACGACGATTCCGTTGTTGACCGTGATGACGGGGAGGGACAGGACGGCGGGCCTACCCGTTGACCGCGACGCGCTCCTTGCCGGGGCGCAGGGGGATGACCACGGACTTGACCGTGGACGTGGCGGGTTCCGCCGGAGCCTCCAGCACCGTGAGCGACCGGCAACGCGGGCACTTCACCTGCACGCGGACGATGGCCCCCCGGAAGAGGAGCCGCTGACAGCACGGGCAGCGCCACTCCCTCATGACGGCCGCCTCTTCGCCAGGAAGAACGGTAGGAGCTTCGCCAGCACGCTCGTCTTCGTGTGCTTCTGCTTGCCGCTCAGGATGCGCGAGAGCGTGGACTGTCCGACGCCTGAGCGCCGCGCCAACTCCATGGAGTTCACCCCGTGGTGGACAAGCGCCTCTTCGAGGTGCCCGGCGAGGTCGTGCAGGTCGATGTTGCTCAGGTCCGCCATGGTCTACACCTCCAACTCGCTCAGGCGCAGGATGCGCCCGCTCGTGCTCATGTGGTCCAGGGACAGCTTCCCGGCGCGGAACAGGTCGAACCGGGCCGGGCCAAGCACGCGGCGCACGAAGGCCGGGTCTTCCACGGCCTGACGCTTGAGCCACTGCGAGTAGTTCTCCCTGGTGAACTCCACGTCGGACACGGTGAACTTGGTCGAGGTCGAGCCGTCCCGGTGATGGACGGTGCGCGCATCATGTTTCGTTGCGGGGCGCTCCACCTGGGGGAATTTTCCGCTCAGGGACGTGCGCGGGAGCCACATGCACCTACACCTCCAATGCTCAGGCAAGGGCGTCCTGGGCTGCCCAGCCTTCACGATCATGCCGTCCTTCGGGCCGCACCGGATGCAGGTGCGACCGTCCAGCGTGCCCACGCGCTCCCAGCCGGTGAGCACGTCCGAGAACTGCTCCTCGATCACGGTGTCCCTGGCGTAGTTGGACGCGCTCAAGAGCCACGTCCGGGCCAAGCCCTCCAGGCCCGGCACGCTGCCCTCGATGCCCTCCTTGCGGATGAGCCGGGCCGTCGCCTGGGTGCCCATGCCCTCGATCAAGGCGCGGCGGCCTGCGCTGACGATCCGCTCCACGGTGCTGGCCTGGAGCTTGTTCAGGAAGTTCTTGATGGTGAGCCCGTCCACGGTGTGGGCCTCGAACCAGCGCTCCACGTAGCTCCTGACGAGCTTCGGCCCCAGGTCCACCACGACGCCCGCGCCCATGGCGTTCAACACCGTGGCCGTCTGCGTCGCGCTGGCCGTAATCACGTCCGCGCCAGCCTCCCGTAGGTGGTCCGCGTTGGCCGCCATGACCTCGGAGATGATGGACTCGATCTCGGTTTGCTGCGCCGTCAGGTAGGCCTTCCGGCGGGCGTAGGCCTCCTCCTGGAAGCTGTCCTTGCCGGTCAGGTGTTCGTCCTGGAGCGCGGCCAGCCTGCCGATGATCCGCGAGCGCACGGCCTCCAGTTCCCGGACCATCTCCTCGGCAAGGGCCGTTGCCCGCTGGTCCACTTCGTGCGTGAACCTCAAGGTGGAGTCGATCATGCTGCGGGCTCCACGCGGACGATCTGTCCAGCCGGATTGCGGACGATGACGAACGCCTTCCCGTTGCGGGTGAAGCCGGTCATGGTGCCGTCCGCGTCCCTGGTGATGATGACGGACTTGCCGCTGTCGCGGGTGACGGCCTCAATGCGCCCCTGCGCGTCCCTGGTGAGGGTCACGGCGCTTTCATCGGCCTGGGCTGCTCCCGGCGCTCCTGGCGGCCCCTGCGGGCCGGAAGGCCCCGGAGGACCGACGATGAGGTCTCCGGGTATGGTCTGGTAGTGGACGCCCCGGACGCGGCTGCTGCGGCTCATGGGCGGCCTACCTGAGCAGTTCCAGCGTGGAGAGACCGGCCGCCCGGCGCGCGTAGGCCGCCACGAAGGCGAACACGGGCTCCGGGATGACCTTCATGACGCCCGATCCCCGGTACTCCACTTCGATGGGGCCTACCTTCTCCCGCCTGACCCCGGAGGTGTCCGGCGTGGTCATCGGGTCGCTGCCCAACACCACAAGGGCAAGCTCCACCTGCGCGAGCCGGACGGAGACGGGCACGCTGGTGGAGTCCACGCCCATGCCCGTGAGCCCGGCGCGCGGCCACGCCAAGGGCTGGCCCTGCACCGCCTGGACGCCCCTCCAGACGAGAGTCAGGTCCATGAGGCGGCAGGCGTGCAGGAGGGCCTTTTCCCTGGCCTCGTCATCCGCGCCCACCCAGGCCTCGGCATGGGGCCGGGCCTCCATGTACTCGGTCGCCTCCTCAAGCGAGACGTAGCTGTTCGTTCCTTTCGTCACGGCCATGATGTGGCCTCCTTGTGAAATTCGCCGGGGCGGCTCGTCCGTGCCGCGTTGACGGCCCCCGGCGGGGCCGGGCCTGACCTTTCCTGGGGGAAGGTGAACCCCGCGCCTTGCGGCCCGCCCGGCGAACACCCGAGGGTGCAGGCGGGCCGCGTCAAGGTCAGTGCCAATAGGCGCTGCGCGATGAAGCGAAGGCCTACGGCTCGATGCGGGCCGTGAAGTTGATGCCCGTGGCGACGGCCCCGGCCACGGTGGTGAAGACGCGCACGTAGGGGTAGGCCACGCCGCCCTTCACGTTCGAGAACGGAAGCTCGTAGCGCCCCGTGGTCGAGTCCTGGTTGCCGCCGATCACTTCGGCCGCCCCCAGGTTGAGCACGGCAAGCTCCTCGATCTTGGGCGACCCGGTGGAGAAGTCGGCGGTGTCGGAGCCCTGCACGGCGATGGCGTAGGCTTCATCGTTGGAGGCGATCTCCAGGGCGGTAACGTCCACCACGAGGCGCGCGTCCACGCGGCCGGTGCCGATGCTGGCGATCTTCGCGGAGCCGCCCACGAGGGCCGCGCCACTGCCGGACACGAGCCCGGCGTCTTTCATGATGAAGGTCGAGTCGAACATGGGCATCCTCCTGGATGAGGCGGGCCGGGTCTCCCCGGCCCGGCAGGGCTAGGCGTTCTTGATGCCCTTGAGGCGGGCGGCGGCCTTCGGGTGGAACAGGCCGATACCGACGATCCACTCGATCATGGTCCGGTAGGCGGTGCCCCCGGCGTACAGGCCGTGGTCGATCACATCCACGCCGCCGCACTGGAGCCCGGAGACGAACTCCTTGGCCCCGAACTTCACGGCGTAGATGCTGGCGGTCACGCTCTTGTCCCCGTTGTCCAGGTCGGGTTCCGTGAAGCCCAGGATGTCGGCCCCGGTCTCGTCTCCCTCCACGATCACGAGGGGCACGCCCGCGTAGGCGGTCAACTGACGCCCGAAGGCGTCGGAGACGATCTCGGTGGCCTGCCCGGCGGCGCGCACGAGGTCCGAGACCTTCCGGCGCAGGCGCTTGTTGAGGAAGAGGGCGTCCGCCCCGCCGGTCACGGCGTCGAGCAGTTCGTCCAGCTTCGCCAGGGTCAGGGCGTCGCCGCCGTCGCTGGAGCCCATGACGATGGACTGCGCGCCGGTCAGGCGCTTGGCCAGGCCGTCGAACTCCTTGGGATTGGCCAGGGAGTCGCCGTTGAAGAAGGTCCGGGTGAACTTGAGCGAGGCCGCCTTCGCCTTCATGGCGTCATGAACGGCCCGGAGGTCATTGACGTTGCCCTGCGTCTTCACGAGGGCGCGGTCGTAGTCCGAGACGCCGCCCAGGATGGACAGCACCTCGGTCACGGGGTTCACCACGCCGGTGCTCTCGGTGTAGCCCTCGCCCACGGCGCGGAAGGCGATGCCGGGAAGGGCCTCTTCCCTGTTGTAGGTGTAGCTGTTGCTGCTCACGGCCAGGAACGGCATGCGCTCCAGCACGCCGCTGTTCTTGGCGATGGTTTCGATCACGCCCGCCTGGAGCGGGGTTTCCGCCAGCTTGGCGTCTTCGATGAGGGTCAAGGCCATGGTGGTGGTCTCCTTGGGCTACTTCGAGTAGCCGTGCGCCATCTTCTGGGTGGCGCTCATGTCGTTGTAGTTGGTGGGCTGCTTGCCGCCGGGCCTCTTCGAGTCGGGGCCGGATGCGTCGGCTTTCTGGGTGAACAGGCCGGTCTTCTGCGCGGAGCGAATCCACTTGATCTGCTCGGCCGGGGCGATGCTCGGGACCAAGGACCGGAACTGCTCCGGGATGTCCTCCACAAGCTCCTGCACGAGACCGGCCAGGGTCTCTTCCGCCTGCTTTTTGGCGTTGTTCACCGCGTCGAACCGGGACTTCGGAATCATCTGCTCGCCTTTGTCGGGGGCGCTCCCGGAGATTCCCTTGTCATCCTGATTCTGAGGGTTAGAGTCATTCTCAGCCATGTGACCTCCGATTTTTACGCCTCGCGGCGATTAGATGACTTTCTCGGTGAGCGCCGCCCGCTCCTGCTGCACCGTGAGCAGGAAGGCGAGCGCGTCTTCCCTGGTGGACAAGTCCGGGTTGCGCTCCATGGCCGCGTCCACGGGGCTCATGAGCCCCAGGCCGATGAGCAGTTCCCATTCCTTGGCCTGATCCAGGCTGGAGACGGCGGGCTTCGGGTCCGCGAAGTCCACGGCCAAGGTGGCGGCCTCGGACAGCTTGCGGGTGGGGTTGTGGTGGTTCCACACCTGCCGGATGACCTGGAACAGGCGCTTCTCGTAGGTGCGCCACAGGGACACGTCATCCCGGCGAAGCTCCTCCAACTCCCTGTTGCCGACGATCTTCGAGACGCCGGACTCCTCGGTGGGGTCCGTGCTCAGGGAGGCCGCCGGGAGGCCGTTGCTCACCGCCAGCCACTTGATGATCCTGTCGATGGCCCCGGTCACTTCCTCAATGGGAGCCTGGGGCGCGGCGAAGCCCACCTCGCCGCCCTCGGGAAGCTCGATCAAGCTGCCCGGCCCGGCCTGCAACTGCCCGCCGCCCGATCCGGCCCCGCGCACGAAGCCCAGGCCGTAGCCCTGAGCGTCCACGGTCTGGAGCAGGCCCACCAGCATGTTGTTGATGGCCTCCTGCGCGACGATCAGGTCATCCCCACCGGGGAGCCAGAAGGAGTCGGTCGGCGCGCGGTCGTGGAGGGCGACGAACGGCAGCACGGGGGCATACGGGTTCGGCCCCCCGTCCAGGTGGCGGCCCCGGTAGTCCAAGCGCTCCCAGGTGGTAGGCGTCCACACGCTGTAGGTCATCTCCTCGGTGCGGCCCGCCTCCGGGAAGTGCGAGACGCAGATGGCGGTGATGTCCTCGGGGCTGTCGCCCACCTGCACGTCCAGGATGTCGCCGGTCAGAAGGTCCAGGTCCAGGCGGCCGTTGCGCCACACCGGGCGCACCATGGCCGTCTTCAAGAGCTTCACCAGCCTGGAGGCCTGCTTCATCCTCGTGGACAGGGCCGCGTCCTCCACGATCTCCGCGAAGAGGGCCTTGTCCGCGTCGGTGCCGTCGATCTGCCGCTTCGGCTCCTCGGTGTAGACCATGGCCCGGAGGTCCACCACCTTCTTCACCACGTTGATGAACAACGGCGTCAACTTCTCCGGCTGGGCGAACCGCTGCTCCAGCATGGTCTTCAAGTGCTCAAGCTGGCCGTCGTGGTAGTAGTCCAGGCGCTTGGCCGCATCCTGCTTCCTGGCCTGCGTCACCTGACTAATATGGCCGTCGAAGATAGCCTTGGCGATTGCGGCGGTCGTGTCGTTGAACAACATGGTCATGGGCTCCTAGACGTTCTGATACACACGCGGGCCATCAACCCGCACGTAGGCGTTGAAGAAGGCGGGCAACGTCATCTCGTCATCCATCCTCACGCGGCGGAAGCTGCGGAACATGGTCTCCACCTCATGAAATGCCCGGCACTCGTGCCTGCAAAGCAACTCCGCGTCACCGTTCATCAAAAAGCACAGGCTGCGCCGCTGGCTCTTGTTGGTACACACAAGGCGCGGCAGGCTGTAAAGATTCAGGATGCGGGCGCGGGTCGCGTAGACGCTCCAGTTCGTGCTGTAAACGCAATCGTCATGGAACCTCTGCGAGGAATGGCCGAAACGATAGTTGCCGTCGCGCAACTCCTCGTAGATGAACGTGCCCATCTCCATGGGGAGACGGTCCAGCGCATCCGAGAAGTGCAACCGACCATCACGGGCGATGCGGTGCAACTCAATGAAGCTGATGTTCTGGTTCGTCGCGGTGGCGGACAATACCTCGTAGGGAATGCCCTGGTCGCCAAGCCAAGGGGCAATGTCGCTGACCTCGTAGTTCTCCAAAACAACTTGGTCGAGCTTGTAGCGCTTGTGGTCATCCGCGATGCACTTCTTGATGAACCGGGACAGGTTTGGCTCGATCACGGCTTGATGCAGGACAAAATACTCGGCTTCACCATCGGATGCAGTGCTCGCCACCTTCGCGGTCACAGTCCAGACGGTCGAGTCGCCGCCGAAAATGCGCTTCGAGCGGTCCAGGCCCGCGCCGACCACGTGCCTGCGACCGCCGAATAGCTCGTGGAGCTTGTCCGCCGGGAAGGGGTGCGGCATCGGGCAGCGGCAAAGCTCGATGACCGGGGCCGGGAACAAGGCGTTCCTGGCGCTGCTGCGCTTGCCCAGCACGTCGCGGGCGAAGGCGTGCTCAAGCTGCGTCCTGCGAAGCTGCGCGGCCTTCTCCCTGTCGATCCAGGCCGGAGCGCGCTGGCAGTAGTCCTCGAAGCTCTCGTACTCCACATGGCGGGAGAAAATGCGCGGGTCCGTCGCGGACATGGCCTGGAGGGAGTGGACGGGGCCGCCCTCGCCGTCCACGTTGGCGTCCAGGAGCGTCAGGGTGCCCTGGCTGTCCAACAAGCTGCCTTGGAGCGCGTCGAAGACCTCGCTGTCCGCTTGGTGGAAGTCGCTCGCCCAAATGGTGGAGATGCGGTCGCCGAAAGCGTTGACGAGGTTCACGGGCGATCCCTGGATCACGTTGCCCAGGTGCGGGATGCGAATCTCGCGCTGAAGGATGTTGTCCGGCGCGATCATTCCGGCCAGGGTCTTCGTGTTCTTGATGATGCGCTTGAGCAGGCCGAACAGCACGCGCAGAAGGTGGTCATCCGAGTTGCCCAGGAGCGAGACCGTCCAGTTCTCGCGGCTGGTCGCTAGCCACAAAACGATGAGCGCGTTCAGGGTGCTCTTGCTGTGCCTCCTGGGCATACAGGTGAGCGCGATGCTGTGCTTGAACTGGCCCTCGGCATCGGCGGCCAAGGCGTCGGTGACGATCTCCACCTGCCAGGGCTCCAGGACAACGGGGCGGTAGCGGCCATCGGCGTGAAGGATTTGCGGGCGCACGTCGGCAAGCCAGTTGAAGAACCCCTGCGCGCCGGGCTCGCGCCAGGACGCCAGGATTTCGTCGCCGCTGCGCCTCCGGGGCTTGGCCGGGGTGTCGGTGGTGGTCTGCTTCGATGGTCTTGCCATTCATCAATCCATGAGTTGGCTCAAGTAGTCCGTCGCCTTGGGCGCGGCCTTGATGGTCCCGGTCTTGGCGGCTGGCACGGTCGCCAGGAGTTGCGCCAGGGTGGCCCGGACCTGACCCTGCACACGCATGAAGTCCGGGCTCAGTTCCTCGCCAGCCTCGAAGGCCAGCCGCCACGCCTCCAGTTGCAACCACAGGGGCACGACGCTCCTAATCAACACCTGCTGGTGGAAGTCCGGCTTCCCGCCGACCATCTCTTCCAGCTTCGCCCTGACGATCTTCGACCTCTTCCCCCGGCTGGCGTGATGGTCCGGGTTCTTGTCGCAAAGCCTAATGTATCCAGCCATTTCCGAACACTCCTATGCCCCCTTGAGAGGGCCTTGATTCAGTACCGGGTCTAGCGTCCAGGGGCGCGGCCACGCCACGCTTGGGAACAGGGTGGGAACAACGGCCCCTTTGCGCGATGGTGCAGGGCATTGAAGCAGCGCGGTTGCTGCATCCACATGGATATGACCAGCGGATTGCACATCCGCACGTGCTCCACGACGGGGGAGGGGGAGGGGGAGGGGTAGGCGCGGGGTGGGCTCCAGCGGGCGGCGGGCCGGGGGCGCGGTGCCACCTTTATTCCACATGGTGTCACGATGAGCCGGTGACGCGAGTGACACGTGTGACGCGTACCGCCTAGATGGATATATTTTTCTCCCCCCTCCCCCGAAGAGGGAAAAGTCAACTTCCTTATCTGGGGGGTACGTGTCACACGTGTCACACGTGTCACTGCTCTACCCTCACCCGGCGAACGGGTTCCGAAGCTGAACGCCCCGGACCATGCGACGTGTGTTGTCCCTGTCCAGCTTGCCGCCAGTCAGCTTGACGAGCCGCTGAGTGAACTCTTTGCGCTTGGGCGGGAAGCGAACGCCTGTGTTGGCGCAGTAGGTCTCAAAGGCCTTGTAGAGGATGTGTCCCTCCTCGAAACAGTCGTTGCACCTGCTGTTCGAGTCGGGGCCACCGGAAACGGCCTCCTTCACCACCTCGTAGCGGTTGAGCTTTTCCCGCTTGCACTCCTCGCAGGTCAGCACCTCTTCTGCGACGAACCCGCGCACCGGGTCTGTGTCGGCTTTCCAGGCTTTCAGGGCCTCCAGGACGCTGGCGGGCTCGGTGAAGCCGCCCCGGAGGAGCACTCCGGCGTAGGCGTCCAGGGCCATGTTGAGGATGCCGGGCAGTTCGGCCACCAGCGTGTACTTCAACTTCCGGTCCTGCTCGCTCGGATCGAAGATGCGGCCAAATGGGACGATGACGGCCCGACGGAACAGGGCCTCGCTGAAGTCCTTGGTGCCGGGGATGTGGTTGGTCGCCAACCAGATGGTGCAGAACGGCTCGAAGTCGAACGGGTCTCTGAATTTGACCTCGGCGGACATGCGCTCGCCGGTCACGATAGCCTTGGTCGCGGCGTCGGGGAGGTTTTCTCCGACGGACAGCTCGGTGACGATGTTCGCCAACTTGGAGCGCAAGGACGCGCGCTGGAACAGGCGCTCGAACTGTGACGGCGCAACTGAGGAGCAGGCCTCTTTGCCCACAAGCTCGCGCAGGACGTAGAGCAGAACGCTCTTGCCGTTCGCGCCGTCGCCGGTCAGGACGAAAAACCTCTCGTACTCGGTGGAGGTGGTCAGCGTGTAGCCGATGGCCTCCATGATGAGCCGCGCCTTGTCCGCGCTGTCCGAGTCCGGCTCGAAAATCTCCGCCAGGAACAGCTTGAACCTGACCGCCTGGGCTACGGGGTCGTAGACCACGGGCAAGATGGCCGTGCGGAAGTCCTCGCGGCAGTGGGGGCGCAGTTCCCAGCACTGGCCGGTCCAGTGCAATGTGCCGTTCTGGACGTTGATGCCGGACTTGTCCTGGTCGAACTGGTGTCCGGGCCGGAAGGCTTCGGTCCTGGCGAGGTCGAGCACTGCGTCCACCAGCCCCTTCGAGACCTTCTGCTTGCCAGCCAGCATCTTGTGTAGGAGCTGCTTCATCTCCCGGTCATCAACGGTGGCCCAGACGTTGCCCTTCCACATCCAGAAGGCCCCGCCGTTGAAGATGAGGTTGTCCTTGCCGACGAGGGCCACGAGCAGGCGAGCGAGCTTGAGTTGCTGCGCTCCCTGCTTCCCCTCCCCGGCCTCCGGTTCGCCCCTGCTGTCCTCCATCTCCTGCTCGGACGCCGCGTCCTCCTGGGGCTCCACAACGTCCTGGTGGCCGTCCAGGGGGCTAGCCTGGGCATCAACCAGCATTGCGGGCCTCCACGGTCTTGCGGGCCTTCTGAATGGTCCGGCTCACGTAGTCCCGGCGCAAGGCCTTGGCGCGGTCCTTGGGGCCGCCGTGCATGTGCCGGAACACCACGAGGTAGTCCGCGATCTGCTGGTCCTCCAGGCCGAACCCGGCCAGAATCGTGGAGATGGACAAGTCGTAGCTGGAAAGCGACTGGTCGCGGATGTCGGGGCGGGTGCGGTGCCAGGAGCCCCGAAACTTGGTGTCTTCTTCAAGCAGCACCTGAAGAAACTCGCGGTTGATCTCCGGGTTCGGCCTCAGAACGATGTCCAGCAACCCGGCTTGGGTGGGCACATCCTCGGTGAGCCCGTCGAGGTCTGCGAACTCGCGGATGTCGTCGAGGCTGTAGCGCCTCTCGGGGTGGGCCTCGATCACTTCGACGGGCCGGGGCGAACCGTACTCCGGCTTCAAGTTCATCGAGCCGGGGACGCGGAATACGTGTTCCAGCGAGCCCACGCTGTCGGTGACGTAGCCGCCCGCCCGGTGGGCCACGTTGGACAAGATGATCTGCCAGCCCTTGGACAGCGCGGCCACCTGGGGACGGGTGGCGTCGCTCAACCACTCCGTCTCGTGCAGGAGCCACGCGGCTTGCAGGCCGCCCCCCGTGTTCCAGATGACGGACGGGGCCAAGGGACAGGCCGCCAGGATGGCCTTTGCCGCGTCCAGGTCGGGCGGAAGGCCGGGTTTGGCGTGGGCGGTGTTGGCGATGTCGGTGTCGGCGACGAAGGCGTTGACGCCGATCACGTCCTGGACGGCGCCCCGCTTGCCTCCCAAGCCCGCGTTGAAGATGCTGGGTGCAAAGTAGACGTTTGCCTTTCCGGCGCACCTCCTGGCGAACGCGGCGGCCTTGTCGGCGTCGCGGAACCATGAGGAGCGCTTCGCGCCGTTGGGGTCCATGGTCCAGATGAGGAACGCTTCGCCCTCCCCCAGCGCTTCGGGGACGAACAGCTTGAGAAAGTCTACCGGGCGCATGTGGCCCCCTCGTTCGTCTTGTAGGTCACGAACTGGTCGCAGGAGACCGACAACTCGACGCGGCCAGCTTCGGCCAGTTCGTCGATAATCTTGTCGGTTTCCGCCCTGGAGATGCCCAGGTTGTCGCGCACTGCGCGGAAGAACTGATCGTCCAGGAGGTTGCAGGTGCGGCCGTCCATGAAGCCGTAAAGCGCCTCCAGACGGATGGCGTTGAGCTTAGACATGGGCCGCCTCCTTGCGCCGGGCGCGCTCCTTTGCGGCGGCCTCCTGGGCAGGAGCGGTGTCCTTGGTCGAGGGCTTCAGGCGGCCCCGCAGGAACTCCAGAGCGCTTTCCAGGGGGTAGGCGACCTTACCGGATGCCGTGATGCGCCCGGCCGGGCCGGTGCCCAGCGCGTCGGCGTTGGCGCAGGTTTTCGGCGAAATGAGCCCGCCGGAGAAGTGCCCGAACTCGGAACGCGCGACGATGGTCGAGGGCCACTTCGCTTTCAGGGCTTCGAGAAGTTCATCGACGTTGACGGTTGCGGAATTGTTATTGCTGCTCATGTGGCAATCTCCAAAAGGAGCCGTGACGTTGCACGGCCCCTTACATTGCGACGATGTTCATAATCAAATCCTTTGCCTGGAGGTTGCTATGTTGCTTAGTTGCTTTGTGGCTTCGCTGCTTCGTGTCTTAGATGCTTTGTGTCTTTGTGTTTTGCCTATGGCGCTGGTTGATGATCGTTGCCCTTGTCGATTTAGCTCTTAGCGCTGAGTTGTCTTGATGTAGTGCGCGGCCATCTTGCACTTGTCGCTGCAATACATGCGGCGGGGGTCTTTGACCCGAAGGAACAGGCCGCAATTCGGGCAGCGGCGAAGCTTGAGGATGGCGTCGAGGTCTCCCTTCATGAGCGGTTCGATGAAGCCCTTGAACCACAGGTGAGCCTCGAAGGTATCCAGCTTGCCCGGCACGAGCTTGACGGCGTGGGAGCCATCCTCGGAAGGCTCGAAGTGGATGGTGACGCCGCCCAGGCGGGCCGCCTGTTCGTTGACCACGCCCAGGTCGATCTTGCCGGACTCGATCACGGCGTCCACGAACCGGCGCATCTCGTCCTGCGTGATGCTCAGGACGGACGCGAGCCCGACGTAACGCTCGGAGTCCACGGGGATGACGTGGCCGTCCTTGGCCATGGCCTGGGAAACGTGGTCATCGGCCGGGATGGGCTCCAGGGCGAACGGGATGCCGGGCTGCTTGTCGGTGTTGATGAGCCAGTCCTTGCCTGTGTCCACGCCGTGCTTGGTGAAGGCGATCCCGTGGCGGGACATGAAGTCCTGAACCGGGCCGGGGTCCAGACGGGGGATGTTCAGAAACTCGGTGACGATGGTCTGCATGGCAGTCCTCCTTGATGTTTCGAGGACCATAGGGGCAGACCACTCAAATGGTCAACCGAATTTTGAATTTCAGTTAAACCAAGTTCCTTAAATGGGATGGTTCGGGATGAAATGGGATGAGAAAAAAAGGCCGCCCTGAGGCGGCCCTTTCAGGTGGTGGGGGTAGATGGGCTACCCGGCGTGGAGCGCCACGACTTTGGGTGCCGGGGAGGTGGCGGCGGCCTCCAGGGTGTCGATGGCCGCCCGGAGGGTGTCCGGCGCGAGGTGCGAATAGCGCTCGGTCATGGTCAAGGTCTTGTGTCCCAGGATTTTCCCGACGGTGAACAACGGCACTCCCCGCTGCACCATCCAGGAAGCGCACGTGTGGCGAAGCGAGTGGAACACCACCTTCTGGCGGCTGTCGGTGATTCCATCGTTCAAGCCCAGGTGTTCGACCGCCCGCCGGAAGGCGTTGGACACGAAGGCCGTCACCTCGCCTTTGGTGTTCGCAAAAACGAGTTCTCCCAAGTCGCACGGGTCGGGGCGGCGGCCGGTGAGCATGGCGACCACGTTGTTCGGCATGGGCACGGACCTGGGGTGCTTGTTCTTGGTGTCCATGACGTGGAGGACGCGCCCCTCAAGGTCCACGTCTGCCCACTTCAGCTTGAAGCACTCGGAGGAGCGCAAGCCAGTGTAGAGGCTTAGAAGTGACACGTCGTGGGTGTCTCGGCTCCTGCCTGCCGCCAGGGCATCCAGGAGCTTCCCGGCTTCGTCCTGGGTCAAGAAGCGCATCCGGGCGTTGCCCGTGGCAGAGGGCATCTTGATCTTCGTGATGGGGCTCTCCCCGTTGAAGGCCCCGGCACGCCGGGCTGCGTTGAAGCACTGCCGGACGATGGCAAGCGTGTACTGCGCGGTCCTGTGAGTGAGCCCCGCGTCGGCGATGTTCTTCTTGATGCGCTCCAGGTGGAACGGGGAGATGGTCTTCATGGGCATGGAACCGATCACGGGCGCGATCCACTTCTTGAAAAGCTGCTTCTCACGGATGATGCTCCGGGGCGCTTTGCCATCGGCCACTTCTTGGAGGATGTACGTGCCCTCAAAGAACTGGCCGAAGGTCAGGGAGTCCTTTTCGGCCTGGACGGCGGCGGCCTCCTCGGCATCCCTCTTGGCCTTGGCGATGGCCCGCCTCTCCCTGAGGGAGGAAGCCCCCTCGCCAGTCTTGGCGGCGGTCTTGAGCTTCTCCATTTCCACGAGGGCCTTCTTCTCGCTCCAGCCCTCAGAGGACCAGCCAAGGCCCTCTTCGACGCGGCGGCCGTCCACCTGGAATCTGATTGCGTAATACCTGTCTGGGGTGGTCGCACCGTGTTTCCGGTGCGGATGCTCCCGGTAACGGACACCCGGATACCTGTCACTCGTCACGAAAGGCAAAGTCTTCGTCTTCTTGTCGCCCAT